TGCGTAACATCATTAGCACCCTCTTCATTTATATCACAATTATGCCAACGTTTAATTAGTCTAGTTACTTCATCAATATAGCAAAGCTTAGAGCCATAATACTCTTTACATTTTTTTAAAAGAGTAGTCTTACCTGAACATTGAGGACCTGTAAATGTAAATATCATTTTCTTTGTAAGAGCATATTATATTCTCTTTCAATATCGGATACAAGCTTTTTTAACTCTTGAATCTCTTTTAGAAGAATGTCATTCTCTTCTTTTATTAGGTTAAGCTGAGTCTTTAAGATATCTGCTTCACTATTTTTACGTCTAAATACTTCCATTATCGACATTATTTGCACCACTTCTTTCTCTTTACAATCTCAGCAATTATACAATAAACAGCTGTATCGCTAAAAGCATCAAATATCGATTCATTAGCAGTAGCAAAGGTCTTCTTTCTTAGAACCATGTTAATTAAACGTTGTATTTTATCGTTTAAACGCACGACAATTGCGGATATTGATGCAACAATGTCTTCCTCTTTGTGGAGATCGGAACCCAAGCTAATGTTATGTGGGCCGTAATCGAACTGCTTTTTACAAAATACACTATATTGCTCAGCTTGTATATCCTTAAACTCCTTACACGTCTCAGGATAATCTCTTTCTACCGCTTTAATATATTCTTCTGGGTTCATTTATCTAGTATTTTATATGCTGTGAAAAAGCTTTTCCACAGATCTAGTGCGACATCTCGCAACGCACCATAAACACCATTTAAATCCATACCTTCAATACCAACACCTTGACTCATTAGTATCTCGCCCTCATCAACACCGGGCGTAACTCTATGTATTACACAACCAGCTAATTTATAACCTTCTGTAAATGCTCTCTCCTGTGGATTAAATCCTTTTAATAAAGGAAACTTGTCAATAAGACCGGGATGTAAATTATATATCTCATATTTTTCGCATATTTCTTTTGGTATAACTCTTAAGTAACCATGTAAAGTAATTACTGGATTCTTAAAGTGCTTAAAAACGTTTTCATAATCCGCTACAGTAGGTTTTTGTGGTAACTGAAACCAAATATTTTCATTTAGTTTTTGTGATCTAAACTTTGTGGTCTCATATAACCCGATATTGGTAGTCTTATGGTCTTGCTTGTTTGTTATAATACAATCCGGGTATATACCTAATGCATTACTAAGATCATATATCTCGGTACCTGTCTGTGAGAAAAATGTTATCCAGGGTCGACTCATCTACGAATAATTCGTCGGAACATCTTTAGATTATAATTTAACATTTCAACTTGATCTTCTGTAAATTGATGTTCTATCAAATCAGCTAGCTTTACATCTGGCTTTGTATGAAGCCCATAATCCGCATCATATCTCATTCCTGTAATTGCTGCTACAACAGGATTACTGGTATCGCAACTTACGATATTATAGATATTGTTATCAACATAATATCTAAATTCTTTAGCAAGAGAGCAACCAAGAAGATGATGAGGTTTATTCCATTCCCATACACCTCTTTCAATTAATTGTGAAATAAATCTCTGTCTTCCGGTACAGAAGCGATCGAGCTTACTGTTTCCTTCACCCGTTACTTCATAGTAACTAAAATCAAAACTTATTGCAATCATGTCAGCATCTGCAGCCATAAATTTATAACAGTTAAGAAGATCATGCCATGATTGACCTTGTACTGCGCCAATAATCTTTGTAGTAAAATTGCTTTTAAGTTGTCGAGCTTTTTCACTAAAATTAATATAACTCGATACTGTTTCATTTGCGTTCTCCAGAACGTCCGGAGCAATAAGCATATTCGGTTTTAAATCTAGAGCTGCTTCATAAAACTTTTCACTATCAAAAGCTTTGCCAAGCTCAAAGATGGAGTTATCAAGAAGCACTTCACGGTTATACACCTCTCTTGATGCTTTAAAGAAATTATAATATGCCGGATGTCTTTCAAAGAGATGTACTAACGCATAGTCAAAATCATTATATTTTCTTGATTGTTCTAAGAGAGATATAGGCGATTCATGGGATACTTTCATTAGCATAATTATATTATAAATGTAAATATAGATATATCAACATGAAGTATCCGAAATATTACGGAAATTATCTTGGAATTGTTATACAAAATAATGATCCACTAAAGCAGGGAAGAGTAAAGGTCTTTGTTCCTCATATTTCACCATCCGTATATAACAAATGGAATGAAGTTGTTAGAGATAAGAAATTTAAATTCATAGGCAGAAATAACTTTAGTGATCTTACAGATATTTTAGAAGACTTAAAAAAAATATTGCCATGGGCTCATCTGTCGGTTCCGCTTGCAGGAGAAAGCAGTAGTGGTAGATATAATAATTATTATAACGTTGGTACTATTAGTGATGGTAGTAATTTAAATACAACTACTAGCAGCCTAACCTCTAATGCAATTGAACCTGAAAAGTTAACAAAGTATAATCAGAACCTCGACAACATAGGCGAGAAGCCCGGTAATTTATTTGATATTAGCTATTATAAATTAAAAGATGCATTTAATAGCCCAACAGAGACAAATGTTAATAATGTTAATAAGTATAGCTTTAATTATACTCCAGAATGTTATAGTAATTGTGCAAAAGGAAATTTTCCTATACCGAGTGTAGGTTCACACGTATGGGTATTCTTTAATAGTGGTGACCCCTTATATCCCGTAGTATTCGGTTCTTCTTTTGGCAGCGAAGACTGGAAGAGTATCTTTAATATACCTACTACTGATACACCTGAGCTTTCTGCTAAACCTGATCACGGTTTAGATTATCCCGGTGAATATGAAAACAATCCTACTAGTACAAAATATAATGAAGATACTAGACAGATTGAAGGCGGAGAGTATAATATTAATACTGAGACCTACAGAAACAAATACGTAATAAATCAAAAAGGCGGTACGATAGCTTTTATTAATTCTGATAATAGAGAGTCATTAAAATTTTCTCACTACTCCGGTTCATTTAAAGAATTTAATAATCAGGCAAATATTGAACTCGCGACAAATAATGATCAAAAGCTTGTATTGAATGATCAATTTCTTACTGTAAGAGGAACTAGAAATGAATTTACTCAACTCGATTACGATAACATAGTTCAGGGAGACGTCTTTAAGAAGATAGGTAATCTAAAAGCTGATCTACATAAACAATGGAAAGAAATATACAGCGATATAGCAGAAGTAAAGAGGTTATTTGATATACAAAGAACAGATTACGCCGAAAGTAGTAATAGTGATAGATTAACTTCTAAGTTTCAAAAAAAGAACGGAAAGCCGGATAATTGTCCTGTTTGTAATAAAGATACAAACAAATATTTTGTATATAATAATTCCGTGCTACCAAGTTTTTTAAATATGGTCTTCCCATCAACTGCAGATGCTAGCGGTGATTTTGTTTTTGGTCTTTCGTTTTCCAGTTTAGGTAGCGTTATTAATAGCGTTACAAATTTAATGAACATTGGTTCTCCGCAACTTGCATCACCGCTTACAAATTTAGGCTTTGCAAACGGTCCAGGTTATATATTTGGTGGTAAATGTCCTGCATGTAATGGCACAGGTATAAGTCCCAGCTCACAAGGTGGTAAATTTACTAAGGATAATAGAAAGCTACAACTTAACGCTTTATATAGAGATAATATTGTTAAGTTAGCAGAAATTGAAAAGCAAATGGGTCTCGGCGGCAGCGAAATAATTGATATTACAAAGCATAAAATTGAAACAATCGGTATGGTTATGAATGATTTTGGTTCTATCAGAGTAGATCCAAAAGGTAAGATGTATATATCGGAAGTTAAAGTTCATGAATTTGGAACGTTTTATAACAGAACACCTACACCGTTAGTAGAGTTAGTTCACGTTGACGATTTACCTGGTGGTAACTATACACTTAATGTATGTAATCGTTATAACGTTCTCGTTGGAGCAGGCGGATTAAACCTTAAATCTTATGGCGTTGTTAATATAAGCGGTTCAATTACTAATGTAGCAGGATCACAAGTTAATATTTCTAGTGAATTAGAAACAAATATAGATGGTGGAAAGAGATTATCTCTTACCGGCGACGTTGTAAGCATAAAGCAACGAGATGGTAAGCAGGTAGTTGTTGAAGGCTCGTTAGGTGTAACAAATAATGTTGTGATTGCAGGCGGTCTGCATGTTGAAGGAGAGATAACATGCAATCATTTGACGCATCCTATTGAGCTTCAGAATACTGAGGGTGCTACATGCTTTGCAGCTCCAGTATCGGATATAACCAATCAAACCGGGGCTTGTATTGGTTTTGGTGTGTTTAATAATAACGTCCCTATACCAGTACAAAAATTAGGTACAACGTATTACAAATATAATCCTGCACCATCATATACAGGCGCACCTTGGATGGGCTTCACTGATGCACAACGTATTTGTGGAAGATTGTTTAAGGAGCTTCCTATTGGGTATGCTAAGAAAGGGACAATAATTAGTGAAGGTATCGACCCGCAAGGAGGTACTGTTACTGTTACTAATGTTGATGATGTACCTGTATACGCATCTGCTACAGGTCTACCCGAAGGAGGTGATACACCTGTTTACGGCTCTGGGCCCGGTTCAGCTGGCCCGTGGTCACCCGTAGGTGCTGCACCATTTGATGGCTGTATAAAGGCAGTATTTACTGGTGGTACAGATCCAAGACTGTTTGGAAGCTCGCTAGTACCTGCTACAATGCCTATTATGGTCTTTGGTGCAGGTAGAGATGAAGATTGTATTAAAGTTGCTACACATTCACATGTCTATAAGACTCATCCAAGCACGTTAAAGCATAGAAATGCAGATGTAAGAGAAGTTGCAGCAAATAAAGACGGTCCAATAATGTGTGAACCTGTAAGCAACAGACCGACTAGCGGTTAAGAATTTCTTGTCCCCCAAGAGACCGTTTCATTTAAACAAGATAGATCTTTGCCACCAGCATAACTAATTGCACTCTGTAAATCTTGTTTTATCTCTTCCAGCTTTTCTTTGTAGGTAAAGCTATCAGTTTCTAGGAGCTTCATAGTACCTTCAATGTTCTTCTTGTCAGTTTTATTATGTACACTAGCTGATCCATAGTATTGCTTATATCTATGCCCGTTGCTATCCTTTATTATAAGAGCAGGACTATCTGTGCATGCTGCAAAAAGAGATCCACACATAACCATACTTGCACCTGCTACTAAAGCTTTAGTAATGTCGCCATTACAACTTACACCGCCATCTGCAATAATAGGAATATTTCTATCCTTAGCACATTCCAGCATACAGCTAAACATAGGATATGTAAACCCCGTTTTATCTTTTGTAGTACATGCATATCCCCCTCCTATGCCAACTTTTACTGCATCTGCCCCTGCATTATGCAAGTACTCAACACCTTGAAATGTAGCTATATTACCAGCTATAACTATTGCCTCAGGCAAATTATCCTTAATTATTTTAATTTGATTTGCGACCTTGGAGTGATGACCGTGCGCAACATCTATAGTAACAAAATCTACTCTAAGCTTATGGTTAGCTAAATTATTAATTAATGCTTTATCTTTAAATTGTATTCCTACGCTAATTGAAACATTATTAAAAAAAGCTTCATTTGCATCTCTTACAAAAGCAAAAATATCATGATCAAACCTATGCATAATGTAAAAATAATTTTTAGAATCTAACAGTTGACAAGTATCAAAATCAACACAACATTTCATATTAGCAGGCACTACCGGCAGATTAAATTTCTTACCACAGAACTCTCTAGTAGTATCTATATGTGATCGCGATATAATGTCGTTAAATTTCGGAATAAGGAATATATCCTTATAATGATAACTCGGCATTACTTAATTATAATTTATTTCTACCTTTTTTCCAGTTATTTCTATGCTTTGAAACCCAGTCAATAAGTGCTCGCTCAAAACCAACATCACTACCTGCTTTTTCAGACATATACCATTTGTTTCTTAAAATTTCTTCTCTTTCCGCGGTAAACTCTTTATATAAATCTAAGCCGCGAAAATCGACGTCAATAGATGACAAACCACTCACATAATTATTTATTCTAAACAAAAAAATATACTACACTAGTAACCTTCAAAAGGTTCCCACCAACCCACCCCTAGTGTAACTAAGTACAACTGCTCCTTCAGAATTTATTTATGTCTCTTGCAATAACTTTTCTTTTAAAGTATCAAAAATATTTTTACTTTCTTCTTGCGCTTGTTGCTTTAAATTTTCGATAATTGGTATCACTGTATTCTTTTTAAGCATCTTCAAGAAGTCATATTTAGCATCTATACCAATAGGTTTAAGATACAGATCGCAGATGTAAAAAAGAATAGAGAGCTCGTCTTCTGTTAAAGAATTTAGCGTATAGCTATAGATCATAGTTTAATATTATCAAATATATCTTCTGAAATATTAGTATCTCTTGCACCAATCTTATATGCACTAATTTCTGTCTCTTGAGGTGCAACCTGCACCTTGCTGCTGTCTAAATAACTATCAAGCCATCCAGAGATAGGATTAGTTTTCTCATTAAAAATCTTTTTGTAGCCTAAAGAACGTAAGCGATTATCACAAAGCCAGCGAGCATAACCACCAAGTACTTCAGCATTTAATCCTAGCAAAGAACCTTTTTTAAACAGATATTCAGCCCACTCCATTTCATTCTTTGCAGCTTGCTCATAAAACGCATAGATCTTATCTTCATTACGCTTAACCAGACCTGTAAAGCCTTCACGATCATCATCGCGTAAAATCTTAATCAAATTCTGCGTAATACTAAAATGCTGTGATTCATCACGCTGAATAAATTTAATTATCTTTGCATTGCCTTCCATTTTCCCACGATAACCAAAATAAAAGCTACAAGCAAATGAAACATAAAACACTAGACCTTCCATACAGTTAACAGATAAGATACTATCAAAAATCTTCTCTTTAATATCTTTCTTGTCTTCGGAGCCAAGAATTTTATCAAAATTATTTCTAATAACCTCCGCTCGATCAACAATTTCTTTATCTTCCATTACGCTGTCAAAAAATGCTGATGCATCCGGATGAACATTATTAAGGAGATAAGAATATGAATAGCTATGAATGCCCTCAAAATGCGCCCAAGTATTCATACAAATTTCTAATTCAGGATTAGATACATAATCTTTTAATGAATGTATAGAACGAGAGAGCATACTGTCGCCCAATGTCTGGAATTTTAAGTTATTATCGAAAACAAAACGCTCTTCACTTGTAAGCTCTTTATAATCATTACGATCTTTCTGTAGTGAAATTTCATGAGGCCACCAAAAGAACTCTTCTTGCTTTTTAAATAAATCAAAGAAAATAGGATACTTGAACTTATCATATCGTTGTAAGTTTAAATCTTCGCCAAGAAAGAGAGGTTGCTTTGTATAGTCAATCTTCTTTCTATTTAAAACAGTCTTCATAGTAACATTATATACTTATAACTTGCAAGCTCCACTAGCGCAGTCATTATCTATAGCTATCGATTGCTCTTTATCACCGTCATCAGTATTATTATAATAAAGGCTAATCAGTCCCATGCTATATGCATACATTAATTCTTTCATTACTTTACTATCTGGTAATATGTTGTTTGGGTAGTGACTATATGTATAATAAATGTTAGTTGAAATAGCCATGTCGATATATTTTTGAATTACAGAACTTACATTTATTATACCGGTATTATCTTTAAAATCGAAAGCGAGTTCGTAGTTATCCTCATATTTACCTATACCGGGTACGAGTACAGGAAGCTTCCCCATTTTAGATGTCTTATATGTTATAAGTGATCTTACCGGCTCAATACCGTTAGTTGAGCTCTGGATAACTGAGCTTGATTCGCAAGGCATACAACAAGAAAGAGTTGAATGTCTCATTCCATTTTGTTTTATACGCTCTCTTAACGCATCCCAGTCAAGAGCTAACTTACGTTTAACTATATTATCGACATTCTTTTTATAAGAATCTATCGGAAGAACACCTTTACTATATTTAGTGTTTGCGTATTTCTCACATTTTCCTTTCTCAACAGCCAACTGAACGCTTGATGAAATAAGATAGTATTGAAAGTATTCCATCCATTCATCAAGTGTAGATAAAGCTGCCTTGCTATTATATGAGAGTTTATTCTTAGCAAAAAATGCTGCTAAATTAGTGATACCAATACCAATGCTTCTTCTTTTTTTAGCAAAGTTTTCTGCAGCTTTATTAAAATATGTTTGTATGTCAATTATTTCATCTAAAAATCTTACTGTTAGATCACAAGTTTTTTCTAGATCTTTCCAATCTTTTATCTCCAGCATATTAATAGCCGATAAAATGCACATGCCAATTTCAGCATCAGGATCATGAAAATCCTTTAAAGGTATTGTCGGGTGAATAACTTCTGTACAAAGATTGCTCATAGTAACCTTGTCAAGCCAGGAGCTATGTTCATTGGCACTATCTACATTAAGAATATATATTCTGCCTGTTTCAACTCTTTCTTTTACAATTAAAGAAAATAGTTTTCGTGCAGATATCTTTTTCTTTTGTTTTATTTTTTTATCATTCTCACACTCTAAATAAACAGAATCGAACTTTGAAGTACCCCATGCTTCCATGAGCTGAGGTACAGTATGCGGACTGAACAAAGTTACATCTTCATTCTTTATTACCCTATCATAAAATAATTTTGAAAGACCGACAGTATAATCTAATTTTCTAACTCTATTATCATCTGTACCTGCATTATTCTTCAATACAACAACATCATCAATCTCATAATGCCACCATTGAATATTTGTTGTCGCTGAACCGCCTCTAAGCCCGTTCTGCTGCCATGCTTTAACGGAGGCTTCGTAAATCTTTAGAAAGGGTATAATACCTGTATGTACTACTTCACCATTGTTTACAGGTGAGCCTATGGCCCGTATCTTTGATATATCGATACCGATCCCACAACGGCTTGCAGTAGCAATTGAGATTGCTGTACCTGATGCAGTAATTGACTCCTTATTATCGTCAACACCAATCAAGCAACAACTCGCATATTGACGCGAGTTGGTGCGTATACCTGCCATGACCGGTGTAGGTAAATTAATTTTATGTCTCGATATTGCATTGTAAAAACGTCTTACATACTCTGAACGTGTCTCTTGTGGATAATTTATAAAAGAATAGCATGCAATAAGCATATAAGCAAATTGTGGTGTTTCATAAATGACATCTGTTACTCTATTTTTAATAAGATATTTGTCACACAGTTGCTTAATACCAGCATATGTAAAAATTAAATCACGATCGTGATCAATGTATTCACCAATTTTGTTTAATTCTTCTTCTGTATATTTTTCTAAAATAATAGGATCATAAATCTTATTCTTAATGCCGCTATTAATAACATCAATTAACCGCGGCGCATGGCGTCCACCCCATACATCTTTTCTGAGCTGGTAATTGAGTAGCCGACTAGCCACTAGTTGATAGTTAGGCTTTTGTATTGAAATTAAATTTGCCGCTGAATCAATAATGACTTGATGTATTTCACGCGTAGTAATATTTTCTTTAATATTTAATTTTGCATTAATTTCAATTTCGGAAAGACTGACATCACTAACACCATCAATAGCCCATCTAATAACTTTATTAATTTTTTCTATATTAAATTTTTCTTGTTTGCCATTTCTTTTTTTGACAAATATTTGTGTGCTCATTTTAGGGGTAAATTATTTAAAAAAATAATTAAAAAAGTATTTATGCATTACTTGCAGTAAAAGCTAAGAATTATTATACTTTTTTACAACAGCGTGAATAAAATTTTTAGTGCTTGTTCCGCACTTATTTTTATTACTCAAAACATAAATAACGGGATAACTTAATGCTTGAAATTTTGCTATATTTTTTGTATCTAAAAAGCTAGAATAAATTTCATCAATCGAAAATTTTTGTGAAGAAAAGGTATTTAAGCATTCACTATCGATAGGGTATATACCTTTTTGTAAGAAAGCAAAACAATTGTTACATGTTAAATTAAACTTTTGCAGTAAAGCTTTATACTCTGTAGGATTTATCTCCTCGTTATCTGTAAGCCCAAGCGCTTCAAGTGAGCTAATTAAAGATATAAATTCTGATTTAATAGGTATTCTTACACCACGAAAAAACTTTGGCATCATAGTTTCCTTAGGAATAAAATGAATTACATCTGTGGACTTATATTGTTGACTTACCGTAATCCGTTTTTGATCGTAAAGATTTTTTAATTGAAAACCGAGCATTATAACTGGGTAATCACTATCGCTTAAATATGAAAAGGAGTCGATTTCTAACGGCTCATTAACTAACTCTACATCAAGTAAATTCATATAAAGAATTATATGAACTGTTTTTCGTAGATCAACTAAACCTTTTTCAAGAATTCAGTAAGTAATATTACTACTATTGAAGTGATCGATGCAAGTATTGAAGTTGTTATAGCTGTTTTAAAGCTCCACTTGTGCGTATTCTCCGCTCTCTTTTTATCGAACTCTTGTTTAATTTGATACGATATGTTATTAAACTTTTCATTTACTACTTCGGCAATATTAATAAATTTTAATCTCATTTCTGTCTCGAGGTTATCAAGCTTATTATCTAAATTATCACTCAATGCTGTAATACGGCCATCGAGCTTTGTAACTTGGTTTGTTAAAGAAGGTGCACCGTTGCCTGTATAAACAGTTTGATAGATATGTTCCATATCTTTCTGTAACTTTGTAAAGTCAATTGTTGTAGGTTTTTTTGGCATATTATGAAATTTGAAATGAATACGACAATATACCACGAGGAAGTGAATAAACCTTACCTCTCGTTGTACCAGATTTATCTTTTACTACTATTGTCATTTTATCTTGTGTAACTACCGGTCCATTAACAATTTCAACGCTACCGAGGTTTATACTATAAGTCTTAACACCCTTAATGACATCAAAGACTTCTATCGTATTTTTACCTACTAGAACAGCAGAATAAAGCTTAGACATATTAAGTATTTATGTAGGATATTTAACATAATTAATAAATAATAGAAAATATATGGCCGATACAATTACGAAAATATTAATACGAAAGGGTACTGATGTACAACGAAGAACGGCAGACTCAACAGGAATTATTTTCAGTAGTGGTGAACCTGGCTGGTGTTTTGATACAAAAAGATTGTTTGTTGGTGACGGTGCTTCTTCTGGCGGGTTTCCTGTTGGTATGGCTAATCTCGGTTCTGTTCAAGTATTTTACGGAGGAGCAACTAACGGATTTACTAACGAAGCACTCAATGCTTTTAATGTCTATGGAGCTGTAGCGGGAGATATAATTTATGATAGAGATACCCGCTCAATATATTCCTTAACAAGTAGTAATAATTTTCCTCCTCTTACTTCTGATTTTGTAAAGTATGATGTATCTCCTCTCTTAAACGAAGATATGCTTCAGTATAATCTTTCTAGGGAAATACAAATAAAAAATGGTGGTGTTGGACCGTCACAAATTAGCTTTGGGGTTGTTGACGGGGTTACTTTAGTAAAGACTGCAGTAGTTGATCCAATCTCTGTAAGAGATGGTGGAATTACAAATGCAAAGATAGCTACAATGTATCCTAACACTGTTAAGGCCAATAGCTCAACAACTGCTGCATCACCAGTAGATGTAAGAGTATTTCCAAGACAAGTAGTGGGAAGAACAGCATCATCAAACTTAACAGCATTTTCGTTTGATACAATTCTAGCTGAATCCTCGTTTAACGGGTCAAACGGTGTTATTGTTGATAAAACTGGTATAACGGTTAATGTTAGGCTTGATACATCAAAAATTACTATAGGATCAGCTGCAATCAACCTTAGGGTTCCTACTGTTGTTAATTCGACCTTAAGCGCATCTGGTAATATAACTTGCGCACAAGATATTATTGCCTATGCTTCTCTTTCCGATAAAAGATTAAAAAATGATTTAGTAAAAATAGAGAATTCGCTCACAACAGTTAATGCATTAAATGGTTACGAATTTACATTTAATAATGATGCTCCAGAGCATTTAGCTAATAAAAAATCTTACGGATTAATTGCGCAAGAAGTTGAAGGTGTACTACCTCATGCTGTAGATCAAAGACCAAATGGGTTTAAGGGAGTGGATTATGAGAAGGTAATTCCTCTTCTTGTTGAATGTATTAAAGAATTAAAAACTGAAATTGATAATTTAAAATGCAATTTGACAAGCAAATAAAAAAAATCTTAGAAGATTTTAATGTTTATCCGCAAGCACAAACAGCTGCTAGTATGGGACCTGACGCAGGAATGACATCTGGAGATCAACAAAATACATTCCCAAGCAAAATGACCTCTTTAAAAGTCCAGCTACCTAAGAAAAAAAAATCTAAGCTGAAAAAAAGAGTTTAGCTAAATTATTAGCTCTACCCTTAACTTGCCCCGCCCACTTGCTGTTTAAGATTTCTTCTCCAGCTTTTTTATAATTACCGTCAACAATATGTTGCTTTGTAATATTAAACTTACTTAACCGACTATACCCTAAATTAAAAGACATATCTAGGACAGCTAGCTTTACATTGCGCGGCAATCCATCAAACTGTGGGAGAAATTTCTTTGCATCACTATAAGCTGTCTTAACGTTAATCTGAAATAATGTTTTAATTTGATCATCAGTTAAGTCTTGCTGACCATTTATGACTTTATTATAATCTGCACCAATACTTTTAATTATAGCCGGTGCATCTGGTCTCGTTAAATTAAATCCAATACCAATTGTTTTCTTACCTACTGAATCAAGATAGACATGGTTCTTATGACCCTCGTGCTTTCTTATTAAATTAAGCACGTCATCAAAAGTAATACGCGTATCTGCTACATTCTGAACAATAGCAGAGGAAGGTGGAGGCGGGACATCAGAAACCGCTTCTAATAGCTTCTTTACAAGGTTGTTAAATCGCACCTAATTATTTAATTAAGTACAGCAACCTTTACTATTTTAGGATAGCTATTGGCAAAATGCTCAGCATCAGCTTTGTTAACAAAGAAGACATCAATTACAGGCATTGTACCATGTGAAGCTACTTTATCTTTTACAGCTGTACCAGTATCTACAGCTCGAACCAATCCAACATTAGGTATAATAACTTCTTTCTCATATGGTATAATACGCGGGTCAACAGCAATCGAATCACCTTGCTTAAGCGTATAGCCTGTAGAACTTCTAAGCTTCCTGCTATCAGCATCTGTTGAGCCACCTCGAGCCCAGTATACAGTTAGTCTTGCTGTTAACACCTTACAGTCACTACTTGTAGTAGGTATAAGAGTATTACAAAACATAATACCTTCTTTTTTAACCTGAATAGACTTAGCTATCTTAGCTTCTTCCTTTGGTGCCAGATTATTAAGCTGTTGCTTAACATCCTTTACGGTTAATTGACGTGTCTTACAGAACATCGTCATGCTTGCTGGAGTTGTAGTGAGCAATATACCTATTACTATAGCTATTGTGGTTTGTGTTTTTTTCATAAAAGATTAGTTTGCCGAGAACGGCTGAGGCCTAAATAGGCTAAATAAATGTTTAATTATTTATTAATACTACCGGATTCCCATGGGAAGTCAAGCCATATATTGTCGTCAAAATTTTTAATATAATAATCCGGCTTGAATGAAGTAGAGCTCTTTGTATATAAGGTAGCA